TTCAATTTGAGTGATTGATTTTTCTGGAATATTAGATTGATTATAAGCATTAATCAGGTTCTTTGCTGTTGTATATTTTTCTTCTTTTGTTTGTGCTAACTTAAGAGACTTCTCTCCATACTCAATTGCTTTGGAAAAGTTCTTAAGTTCAAAAAAGCACTTTGCAATCTCATCATATTGTGAAAATACTTGTGCTCTTTTTCCAAAAGCATCTAGAAGTTCAAACGTAAGTTGATGTTCTTGAAAAGAATATAATGTCTTTGCAACTAACTCAAGAGGGTTCATATTTTTGGGTATGATATAGAGGTATTATATCAAATTTTAGATACCTTGTAAATCATCTGAAGTTCTGATTGCTGATACATAAGTATATCCACCAGAAACTTGTTTCCAGTTGGTTCCTCCTGCAAATGTGGTAACTGGAGTGATTATTTGAGTTGTTGTATTGTCTCCTAGTTGTCCATTAGTATTAACTCCCCAAGTCCACAAGGTTCCATCAGTCTTGATTGCTGCTGTATGTTGAGATCCAACACTTACTTGTTTCCAGTTGGTTCCTCCTGCGAATGTGGTGACTGGAATGAGTTTAGTGCTTTGTGTATTGTCTCCTAGTTGTCCATTATAATTACGTCCCCAAGCCCAAAGAGTTCCATCGGTTTTGAGTGCTGCTGTATGTTGATTTCCAGCACTGACTTGTTTCCAATCGGTTCCTCCTGCAAATGTAGTGACTGGAGTGGATCTATTGGTTGTTGTATTGTCTCCTAGTTGCCGAAAAGAATTAGATCCCCAAGTCCATAAGGTTCCATCAGTCTTGATTGCTGCCGCACATAAACTTCCGTAATCAATTTGTTTCCAGTTGGTTCCTCCTGCAAATGTGGTGACTGGAGTGTTTCTTTGAGTTGTTGTATTGTCTCCTAGTTGTCCATTAGTATTAACTCCCCAAGTCCACAAGGTTCCATCAGTCTTGATTGCTGCTGTAAAATTATTTCCACCAGATAAAGTGTAAAGTTCATCTGCTTCTCCGGTTGCAGTATCAGCCCAATTGGTTCCTCCTGCAAATGTAGTGACTGGAGTAAATCTATGAAATGGATCTAAAAATCTTCCTAATCGAAGATTAGCAGAAAATCCCCAAGTCCATAAGGTTCCATCAGTTTTAATTGCTGCTGTATGATACTGGCCATTAGAAACTTGTTTCCAGTTGGTTCCTCCTGCAAATGTGGTGACTGGAGTGGATCTATTGAGTCCAAATCCTGATGTATTGTCTCCTAATTGTCCATTAGTATTACGTCCCCAAGTCCATAAGGTTCCATCAGTCTTAATTACTGACATATGAGATTCTCCACCAGAAACTTGTTTCCAGTTAGTTCCTCCTGCGAATGTAGTGACTGGAGTGTTTCTTTGGGTTGCTGTATTGTCTCCCATTTCTCCAAATTGATTACGACCCCAAGTCCATAAGGTTCCATCGGTTTTGATTGCTGCTAAGACTTCACGTTGACAACATAAAGTGTAAAGTTCATCTGCTTCTCCGGTTGCAGTATCAGCCCAATTGGTTCCTCCTGCGAATGTGGTGACTGGAGTTAATCTATTATGAAAATCTGGTCCTCTTCCCAGTTGTACATTTGAACTACGTCCCCAAGTCCATAAAGTTCCATCAGTTTTGATTGCTGCTGTATGACGATATCCAAGACTTACTTGTTTCCAGTCGGTTCTTCCTGCGAGTGTGGTGACTGGAGTATTTCTGGAAGTTTTATCACCGGTTCCTAGTTGTGATTCAGAATTAGCCCCCCAAGTCCATAAGGTTCCATCAGTCTTGATTGCTGATGTATAGTGAGTTCCACAAGAAACTTGTTTCCAGTTGGTTCCTCCTGCGAATGTGGTGACTGGAGTGGATGCAAGAGAGTATGTATTATTACCTATTTGTCCATAATTAGCCCCCCAAGTCCATAAGGTTCCATCAGTTTTGATTGCTGCTGTATGTTCATATCCGCAAGAAACTTGTTTCCAGTTGGTTCCTCCTGCAAATGTGGTAATTGGAGTGGGCCTAGTGCTAAATGATGGTGCATTGTTTCCCAGATGAGCTTTCCTATTATATCCCCAACCCCATAAGGTTCCATCAGTCTTGATTGCTGCTGTATGTTGAGATCCAACACTTACTTGTTTCCAATCGGTTCCTCCTGCAAATGTAGTGACTGGAGTGGATCTATTGGTTGTTGTATTGTCTCCTAGTTGTGCAAAATTATTACTTCCCCAAGTCCATAGGGTTCCGTCAGTTTTGATTGCTGCCGTATTACTACCATTATCAGAAACTTGTTTCCAGTTTGCTCCTCCTGCGAATGTGGTGACCGGAGTGGTTCTGTTGGTTGTTGTATTGTCTCCTAGTTGTCCACCATTATTACGACCCCAAGTCCATAAGTTCCCTTGCCTAAAAGCATCTGCAGGTACAAAGACATCATCAAAACTATAGACTGCTCCGTTTTCTGTGTAGTTATAAAAAACTGGCATTTTAGAGGACTTCCCAGATATAATTGTTTAAATACAAAACCGGAGTGTTCATTTTAATGCTCCACTCCTTAAAATATTCTAATATATCTTTATTTATTTCTTTTTTAATTGAAGTTAATTTCAAGTATTGTCCATTTTTATTATTTTCTACAGAAGCAAGAACACCACATTTATCAGGTCTCATTTCTTCCGAAAGTAACTCCTGAGACCAAGCACAATAATATCCTTCACATACTTTAGGTCTTGCTTTATGAACATCACATCCGGTTTCGCATAAAAATTTACAAGACTTTCCACCACCAAACTCATAACCATAAGCACTTCCCTTTAACCAAGTACAACAGGCAGTGCATTCTCCACAAGGTCTCATAAGATTTACGAAATATATAAATTAATAATCTCTTCTATATATTCAATCATAGAATCGGTGATCACAGGGGAACATCCAATAAAAAATACGTTTTCTAATACTCTCATTGCGTTGGGATAATTAAACGCACTTTCAAGATGCCTATATGCAGGATGAATGAGAAGATTTCCTGCAAAATAATTTCTAGTTTGTATTTTATTATCTTCTAAAAACTGAACTAATTCTTGTTTATTGTTATCACAAATAATCGGCACCCCAAACCAACTTGTTTCAGCATTAGAAAGTTCTCCAACAACACGAATATCCGAAATTTTTTCAAAAATATTATGAAGATTCTTTTTATTAGACCTACGTTTTTGATGAATCACATCAAACTTTGTAAGTTGAACTGACCCAATTGTTCCAAGCATATCTATTGGTTTTAGATTATATCCAATTTGTCCAAAGACATACTTATGATCTACAACTTTATCATATCCAAGTAACCACTTATCAAATCGTTTTCCGCAAGTTCCACAACTCAAAAGGTTTTGAGATCCTACACAATAACAATCTCTTCCCCACCAAGCAAAACTACGAGCAAGATCAATAATTTCTTTAATATTAGAAGAAACCATTCCACCTTCAATAGTACATATATGATGTGCAGGATAAAAAGAACAGGATGCTGCAACAGCATATTCTGTTAGATACTTTCCTTTCCATTTACTACCTAGACTATCACAATTATCCGCAATTAAATGAATATTATATTCATTGCAAATATCTAGAATTTCATCATAATCATAAGCGTTACCAAGAACAGGAGAAGAAAAAATTGCTCTGGTTTTTGGTGTTATTTTTTTACGAATCTCCTGAAGATCCCAGTTTAAATCATCATAGTTAATATCAACAAATACTGGTTTTAAATTATTTTGAATAATTGGATTCAATGTTGTTGGAAATCCACAAACAGATACAATAATTTCATCTTCATCATTCCATTCAAAATATTTTTTAAGTGCCGCAATCATTACAAGATTTGCAGAACTTCCAGAGTTTACCATTACAGAATGATTAAAATTAAACTTTTCAGAAAACTCTCTCTCAAATTTATTAACGGCCTCACCAGAAGAAAGCCATTTTCCAGTCAAAAAAGTTTTAATTGCTGCTTCTACTTCTAGATTATCCCAATATGGTCCAGAGTAATAAATGTTACTTTTACCTTTTTCATAATTGTTATTGCAAATATAAGGAAAAAGTTTTTCATCATTTTCTTGAAGACCAGAAATAAAGGATGAAATTTCTTGTTCTATTGACATAATTCTTTAATAATTTTATCATTACTGATTTTTTGAATAAATCCAAGTTTATTCAACCTAGTGATGTCCATCCAAAAATTTTTTGTCTGGACAATTCTGTGAAACTCAGGTACTTCTTTACTTTTAATATTTGATGTAGATCCCAAATATTCCTTTGCCATCCATATAATATTAGATACGGATGTTGGTTGTCCACTCCCAATGTTGTATATTTTGTTAAATTCACCTTTTTTGCAAACCAAATTAATTGCATAACAAACATCATCAACGTGCATAATATCACGAGTTGGAGTTCCATTATCATAAAGATAAACATCTTCATTTTTTTTAAGCAGATTTATCATATAACTCAATGCATTTTTCTTTAAAGAAACTTTTTTATCACCATTCCCTAATACATTACAAAGACGAAGAATTCTATATTTAACTCCATAAGTTCTACAAAAAGAGATCAAAAGATCTTCTGCTGCTTTTTTAGTGATAGAATAAAATCCTGTAGGTTTACAGTAGTGTTCTTCTTTTGCTGGCAATTCAGTTTCTCCATAAACAAACCAAGAACTGATAAAATTGAAAACAAAATTAGAATCTCTACAAAAATCTAAAACTTCACAAAGAACTTTGAGATTAGTTTCAACATCTAAAGTAATATTTGTATAAACATTATAATTGTCTATTGTGGAAATAAAATAGATGATTTCATTGGTCTTTGGTTTTCTTTCATCACGATTTTGTAACATCACATTATCAGAAAAAAGTCTGCAAAAGTTACTCCCAACAAATCCTGTTCCACCATAGATTGAATACATCATTTTAAGTATTCCACCTCTCTAAAGTAATGTGTATAAGGTTCATAGTCACTCATACCTTTCTTTAATGGAATAGGATGATTACCAGCAATATAATCGTCTTGCCCATATTCCATAAAAGACTTTGCCTTTGCATTCTTATTAGTGCCTATCCAAAACTCTCTATCAAATCTATAATCAGTATTCAAATAATGATGATCTAATGTTTGAATATAAGATGCATTTGCCCACCAGAAGTTTCCACAATAACAACTAATACCCTCATTAGATGTGATAGATCCATCACCCCACAAAGTAGGTCCAAGTGGTTTAAATGTTTGCCCAACACAATCATAATCATTTAGATACTCTACACATTCTTTCCATTTATCAATTACAAAATATTCCATCATCAGTCTCCAAGAATTAGCAACAAGAGTTTCCTTACTTGCTCCCTTCATATGAAAATATAAAATCTTATAATCTGGATTTTCATAAGAAAAGTTCTTGAGTGCAACTAGAGTTTCTGTTTCTTCTTTCCAATTAGTATTATACACCACTTTTGCTTTTTCTGGAACATTGAACATTTCCTGATCCCCATTCACACCGATATGAATATAATCAGCAGCATCAATGAGTCCAGAACAATGCAATCTATGAATTTGTGCTTGATAAACAAAGGCACTCATACCAGATTGAAAGGTATGATAAAAAATTGCGATTTTCATATTGGATACACCTGTCCATTTGGTCCGTGATTACGATTCACTCCAAGAAAAGGAACTTTAATAATCTTTTTATGGTCAATCCACTTATAAATTGAATGTTCAATATCAATTCCTCCAGTATAAGACATCATCGTATCCATATAAGAAAAACACTTTTGATACATTTGAATTGTTTCATTCAATAAACTTTTATCAAATGACCATAATCCTGTAGTGACTTGTCCCTCTACTCCACAAAGAAGATTAAACATATCATCTTTCATAGTATGAACTTGCATCACATAATAATTGTTCAGTACTCTACTTTCATAATCACCAATATTAAACTCATCATTTAAAGTATATCTACCAGAAATCTTAAAAACTCTTGTAAAATCTATATCTTTAATTTGAATAAAAGTATTAAACAAAGATCTTGTTTCTAAAAGTGACTTACCAAAGTCAAACTTCTCTGGACATTTATCTAAATTTTCATAAAGTTGCCGAAGAACGTCATCATCATAGTGCTCTACATAATAATCACTTTGTTTCATTAATTCAGTAGAGTATTCTTCTGGAAGTTCTATGGGAGAACTTTCAGTGATCCAAATAATAGAATTAGGAACTCTTTTTCTAATAGATTGAATAGTATCTAATGTTTGTTCAAATCTTTCTTGAGGGGAATGAAAACTTCCAACTTTAAAGGGAATGATAGATGATGTAACAATAAACAAAAACTTATAATTCATAAAAACACGATGAATGATGTGGAATAATTTTTTGGTCTTCTAATATATTATTTACACGAGTTTCCCAAAGGTCTGGAATTGAATCTTTAAATTTACTAATTCTAAAATAATGCCAAGTTGCTGGATATAAAGTTCCTGTTCCATACATCCCATATCCAGAAAGTTTATATTCTTCTGGACCATCATAACCAATTGGATACATTAACTGATAATTCATTCCAATTTGATCTGCTCTTAAAGTAAGAATTTGTGAGGTATCTATTTGCACTCCGTTTTGCATAAACCACGACGGATCTGGTTTTCCTAATTGATTCCAAGCATTTTGAGTAATGATTGAACAAGATTGACTGGCAAAAATATGATTTCTCATTTGTGTATGAGAAACATTTTGAGCATTTCCGACAAATGAATTGTTTTCTACTGCCCAGTTATATGCCTTTTCCAAAAGTTCTTTACTATGAGGAAGACAATCAATATCAAGAAAACAAGCAACTTTTTCTTTTTCTAAAATTGATGTTAAAAACTTTCCGTGAGCAGTGTAAAGAGTATCATAATCATCTATAAAATCGTGAATATGATACTCTACCTCAATATTAACTTTATCGCAAACTTTTTTATGATCTTCTATAAGTTGCTTTGAAAGATTATTTGTGTAAAAGGTATGAAATTTCATAGGTAATTTGTATTAAAACTAATGACTATTCTTTGTTCTGTTTCTTCTTCTGTATAATGAACCAAATCACTTGAAAAGATGACTAACATCCCAGGATAAGGATTGATTGATGTGTCCGGAAATATCAAAGGAGTTTTACCAGAAAGATAAAATGCCCCACTTATAATACTTTCTTCGTGCTTATGTGCTTTGAGTTTATTTCCTGGTTGTGAAATATTAAACCAACTATTAATAAACTTTAAGGGTGGAATATCATACTTATTACAGTATATTCTAACATATTGTTTGATTATATTCTTCAATCCAATCAGTTCTGGATACATTAGAATCGGCATTCCGTGATTATAAGTAGAAACACCTTTGGTTACAAGTCCGTGAGAATTGGTTTCTATCTGTAGAAGTTTGTTTTTAATGGTATTCAAATTGAGAAAAGATAAATCATACTGCTCTATCATTCATAAACTCTCCAAACTCTTTAATGGGAGCATCCCAAGTTCTTGGTTTCTTTTGACGGAAGAGATGAACATTACCCCCATACCACATAGATCTTCCTGTTGAACTTGTCCAAACATAATATTCCATAATCGGAACAAAAACACAAACTTCTTTACCCATTGATGCTGCAACGTGTGCTACAAAACTACAAGAAGTCACAACCATATCCAGGTTATTAATGATAGAGAATGTATCAGCAAATTCTCTACCTTGAACTGAAAGTGATTGTTTAATTTCTGGATACTCATCAGCATCCTTATTATCAGTATAAGTTTGCAATGAATACAATGAGTATCCTTTATCTCCAAGAACACTCATATAATCTTTCAGTTCTACACTTCTAAATGAATTCTGCTCAAATCCAGAACTAGAAGCCCAGAACATTCCAATTTTGTATCCAGTATCTTCTTTGATCCATTTCCACTTTTCATCATACTTTGGAATTGTTTGAAGATAAGGTTCTTGTCCCAAATCTTCTATTGTTAGATTGAGATAATAAGGAAGTGCAAGTCCATAAACCCAACAAGCATCTTTAGGAAACTCTGGTTTATCCCAAACGCAAACAGCATCATAACCATTATACTGAAAGAGTTCTACAAGTTCTCTTCTGGTTGAACTCCAAATCGGTTTCATTCCAAGGTCTTTGAGATGCTCCATAAACCGAATGTGAATGACTTCATCACCAGCACCACATTGATTATCTACAATAATCGTTCTTCCAGGTGTAATGGTTCCATCCCATTTCTCATATTCTGGAAGTTTTTGATTTTTGTATGCTTCTACTTCTCCTGCTTTGAGAAAGTGTTGAAGACCTGTATGCAAATCATCTTTTCTGAAATAATGCCCAGATAGATTGTGATATGCTTTTCTTTCAATTTCTTCTGGTAGTTGTTTTTGAAGAAGATTGAAAAGAAGTTTTTCCGACTTATCTTTTTGATTCAGTGCAGAATAAGCAAAAGTTTCTTCAAGAAGAAGTTCAGTATCTTGGGGATTTTGTTTCTTTAATTTTTCAATTTGAGTGATTGATTTTTCTGGAATATTAGATTGATTATAAGCATTAATCAGGTTCTTTGCTGTTGTATATTTTTCTTCTTTTGTTTGTGCTAA